GATGATGGATTTTGTGGTGCTCCTTTGCTTGCTGAAGCTCCTGAGTTTGAAGATCAAATACTCGGAATTCACGCAGCAATGGATGTCGAAGCTGGAATAGCTATTTCTATCTTGGTAACGAGAGAAATGATAGATATTTTATGCTCTAAATATGCTAAACCAATCATCGATGAGTGGGATGAAGGAAAACACGATGATTATTGTGAAGAACTTTTAGTTAAGCCGCAAGGCTTTGAAGGCAATTTTTCTTTCGAAGGAAAATATAATATCAATGTTAATCAGCCTTCTAAGACCAAAATTAGAAAATCTAAAATTTTTGGCGTGTTTCCTCCCACTACTGAACCAGCCGTCTTACAACCGAATGATAAACGACTAGACCCAGAGGAGCGTGGAAAAGATCTCCTGCAGAAAGAACTGCAAAAATATGCGGATATACAGTTACCGCTTCCACGAAAAGAACTGAATATCGCTTGTGACGCTGTCGAACAAGAACTCATGAATATGAAGTTTGATCACCAGCCTCGTGTGCTTACAGTAGACGAAGCTATTAATGGAATACCATATATACCTCATTGTGATCGAATGGAAATGGGAACGTCGCCTGGCTTTCCATATATAAAAGAAAGAAAGGCGGACGAAAAAGGGAAAAGATTCCTGTTCGACAACACTGGCACTGACCAGGATCCTCATTATGTCATAAAAAGCGATACCTTGGCCTATAATCTGAAACGACGAGAAGAGAAAGCCGCAGAAGGGAAATTGGTGTTTTCCTTGTGGCATAATTGTTTGAAGGATGAGAGAAGGAAGAAAGAACGAATTAAGCAAGGGAAGACCAGAGCGTTTTGTGCTGCTCCACTAGATTATCAAATCTTAGTGCGCATGTATTTTCTTATGTTTTGCGCTGCATTCATAAGTAACCATGTTGACATATTTTCATCATGTGGCATAAACGTGGATGGTCCTGCTTGGACTCGCCTTTATCGAAAACTCCGTAGGAAAGGAAAGCACGGATGGGACGAAGATTTTAAGAACTATGATGGCTCTGAAAAGGCTTTGGCGATGTGGATGACGTGTGAAATCATTAATCGTTGGTACAACGATGGTGAAGAGAACGCACAAATTCGCAGAGTCCTCATAGAAGAAATGATTCATACAAGATCGTTCATTGGGAATTTCGTCTTTCAAAAACATGGCGGCATGCCATCCGGAAGTGCTCTAACGACAATATTTAATACTATTGTACATGCGATTTACACTCGCTGTGCTTATTTGATCGTTATGAAGCGATATGGCCGCCCAGACCTAGCGAACATGAAAACCTTTAATGATCGGGTAGCTGACAGTTCTCTTGGAGATGATGGAGTCGTTGCG